TCAGTAATAGGATCACGCGGGCGAATGTCATCATCCATCGGGATCAATTTAGCTGCGTTCTTAAAGTTAAGCGATGATTTCATATTAAAATTAATTGAAATTTCGCCGAAGCCTACAAAGATCGAAGATTCTTTACTGCCCCGCCCGGTGGTTAAGAAGCCCCGCAAGGCCGATCTAGATAAAATGGAAAGACAGGCAGAACTTCAGGCGCAGTATGATGAGGCGCAGGAAGAAATCCAGACGGCGCATATCGATGATCCGGTAGCGTACGAAGAAGCAATCTTGCGGGGGATATTAGGGCGTGAAGAAGATAGAGAAAGTAGCAGACCTTAACAAGCTGTACAAAGATGCTGAGGACTGTGACAAAGAAGTATTCGCAGAGCAACGATCCCACATACAACTCGTCAGCGGAGAGCATTACTCCCGAAAAAACTCCCGGTACTGGGACGTAGTCAGAGACTCTCGTTCATTATCAAAAGAACAAAAAGTTAGGCTCACGAAAAATCATTCGTATAAGATTTCAAAGATTAGAAAAAATATTATTCTGTCTCACGCCTCAGGCGTTACAATTGTCCCTGCTAATGAGTCAGAACTTCAGGATCAAAAATCAGCAGAGTTAAATAAAGCAGTATGGCAGTACGCAAAGACTCAGCACAATATAAGAAAAAAAGTGCATGAGTGGGTGGGTGAGTATTTCGATATTGGAGAAGTAGCGACGAAAATATTCTGGGATCCAAATGCGGGGAAGTTTCTTGGATATAAGCAAAAAATCAGTGAAAGTGGCATCGAAGAAGTGGACGAGCAGGGAAATCCTGTAGCGGGGGAAGAGGCAGTTTTCACAGGCGATTTGGTTTTCGAGAAAGTCTACGGATTTAATTTACTAAGATGTCCTACAGCTAAGTCAATGGATGAGAGTCCATATTTAATCATTAGAAAAATGGTTACAGTTGACGAATTGTCTCAGATGGTTAAGGGCGACGAAGAAAAAGAGAAGATGGTTCAAGCAGGGCGTGATGAAACCTATGTGGTTTTTGATTCTGCTAAAAAAGATTATTACAAAGACAAAGGTGTTACGACGTTAAAGGAATGTTACTACAGACCTTGTCCCACATACCCGAACGGATATTACTACATATGGATTGAAGGCGGTATTTTGTGGCAGGGAGAGCTTCCATTTGGCATCTTCCCGATTGTGTATGAAGGCCATGACGAAGTTCAAACAACACCACGACATAGATCAGTATTAAAGCAGCTTCGTCCCTATCAGATAGAAATAAATCGAGCAGGTTCAAAAGTAGCTGAGCATCACATAACTTTAGGCGACGACAAATTAGTTTTAATCAATGGATCAAAAGTATCTAAGGGAAGTGAATTCCCAGGGATTAGAACAATGTCTGTGACAGGGCAAGCCCCGGTTGTTGTGGCAGGTAGAAGTGGTGAGCAGTACTTCCCATATATAGAGCAACAGATTCAAGAGATGTATAATGTTGCAGAACTCCCCGAGGCACTGGAAGAAAAAAACCCAGGTGATCCGTGGGGAGAATTATTTAAAAGTGTAAGACATAAGAAAAAATTTATAGTTGACGCTGAGAAGTTTGAATTTTTCTTACAAAAAGTTTGCAAGCTTTATCTTGATTTAGCCAGAAATTATTTTGATGAAAATATGATTATCCCAATGGTGGGGAGACAAGAGCAAGTCAATATTTCTGAGTTTAAAAACACAACGCCACAGTGTTACCAGATAAAAGTTGAGCCAATGTCAGACGACATTGAGACTATGATGGGTAAGCAATTAATGCTTAATCATATATTGCAGTATTCAAGTGGGCAGTTAGCTAGGGAAGATATTGGTAAGCTCATTAGACTTATGCCGTATGCGAACAATGAGAAGTCATTTGATGATTTCACAATGGATTACGACAAAGGCACTAATCTAATTTTGGCTCTTGATCGGGGCGAAGCGCCGATGCCAAATAACTATGACAATGGGCCGTACATTATCAAAAGACTAACGGCTCGTATGTCACAGAGTGATTTTTCATTTTTGGACCCTGTCATTCAACAAAACTATCAGTCAACAGTAAAAGTGTATGAAGAGATGGAAGCGGACAAGCAGAGAAAGCTTCAAGCGACACAGGCTGATTTTATTCCGACCGATGGGGCGATGATAAAAGTAGCTTGGTACATAAAAGACCCAACAAACCCTTCTAGGTCAATTCAAGCGACTTTGCCTGCGAGAAGTATTGAGTGGCTTGTGCAAAGACTAGAAGATCAGGGGCAAGCACAGGAGCAATTACAAAGTATTCAGAACCAAGGTGCGCTATCGGAGATAGCGGACATTTATTCATCACAAGGGCAAACGCCACAAGGAAGTGCGCTTAGTCTACCACAAGGGGGATTACAGTGAGTATTGAAACTACCACTACCGCTCCTGCCACGGGCGACACTTCTACCGAAAGTACAAGTGTAAATGTTGGCACAGAACAAGTAGCGACGGGGACGGGCACACAGGATACGGCGACATTTACGCCAAAGCCGATAGATACGGCAGTTGTACCGCCACAAACACCAACGTATGCGCCTAACTTTAAGTATAAGGCGGCATTAGAAGAAAAAGAGATTGATCCATTTTGGCATGGGTTAATTAAGGACGCAGATAGTGAGAAGAAGGTAAAAGAGCTTTTCACTCGAGCGGACGCATTTGATTATATGAAAGATAAATATACGAAAAGAGACACAGACTATACGTCTCTTCGTGAGGATTATGAAACACAAGCAAAAATTGTTAGTAAAGTCACAACAGCGGTCAAGCAGCAGGATTACGATACGGTTTTTCGTAATCTTGGTTTAAACGACCATCAGGTTATTCAGTGGGCCGCGAAAAAAGTGGATTATATGCAGCATATGCAGCAATTGCCCCCCGAGCAACGGGCAGCGATTGAGCGTCAGCAGCAGGCCGCTTTTCAAAACCAAGAATATCAAGAGCAATTAACCCAAATGCAGGAAGAAGTGTTTGCACAAAAATCCCAAGCCAGGGAAGTGCAACTAGATATGACTTTACTCAAGCCAGAGATAAGTCAATCGGTCCAGTTTTGGGATAGCAAAATGGGATATCAAGGGGCTTTTAGAGACATGGTGATTGAGGAAGCGCAGAGAGCATGGGCGATACAAAAAGTTGATTTATTACCGGAGCAAGCAGTCGCTCGGGTGATGCAGCGTTTTGGTGCGTTCATTGGTGCGCAAGGGGCGCCGTCGCAAGCGGGAGCAACTACTCAAACAATGTCCGAGCAGGGTGCCACGCCTGTATTACATCAAAAGCCAGTTATTCCGGTAGTCAATGGTGCTGCGAAGTCGCCGATTAAAAAGCAAGTGCGATCAGTAGCGGATATTAAACAACGGCTGAAAGACCTGGAGAGCCAGGATTCTCAAAGCCTCTAAAATTTTATGGAGTAAAAAATGGCAACTAATAGAGATTTCCAAACGATGCTAAATGAATATTTAGCGATTGATCTTCTTAAAGAAGAGTTAAAGAAACAAGATTATCTAATGTCAAAAGTAGACATGGATGAGGGCGCAAAGGGCGGTAAAGTTATCGTTCCATTTGAGGGACAATATGCTTCTTCAATTGAGTTCGGTTCTTTGGCCGATGAGACGGACATTAGCAAATATGCGTATGTTCGTGGTGAGTTAAGTCCAACGATTGAGACATGGGGCTCACTCATTTTCAATCACAGAGATTTAATGCAACATGACGGTAAGATTAATGAGAAGTCATTCTTAAAAATCCTTCCCGGCCAGATCAACGATTTCGTTGTAAAAATGAAGTCAGCGATTGCGGTAAATGCGCTTAACGGTTCGCACTTCGCAACTGCTACAGTAAACGGTACTGCAGGTGGTGTATTAGAAGTAGATCGTATTGAGCGTTTTACTTTGTCACAAAAGTTAGTTCTTGATGATAACGATTCAGCAGCAGCTACATATTATGTAATTGCTATTGATGTAAACGGTGGAACACTAGGAAAAGGTGCAGTGACTTTATCTGCAACTCGTGGTGGCGCTGCTGCGGATATCAGTGCGTATACAGTTGCACAAGCTGCAAAGGTATATCACCCAGGTGCGCAGTCGTCTTCTTTCACAAGCATTAAGTCACAGCTTTTGTCTTTGGCAAATTCTGGCCCAGCCACAATTTTTGGCCAAACAAAGCTAAGCTACCCCTACCTCCAAGCAACACAAATTAGTGGCGCAGCGGTAAGTGCTACAAACATCTTGTCAAAGATTTTTGATGGCGCAGCTCGTATGCAGCAGCTTGGTAAAGGTTATGCTGATATGGAAGTGGTAATGAATTTGAAACACATGGGTTCAATTCTTGCTCTTCTTGAAGTCGGTGGTGGTACTAACCCAGGTGTGCCGTATAAAGGTGCATTTAACGTAGTTCCTGGTTCACGTAAGGTTTCGGCCTACGGTTGGACAGAAATTATGGTTGGTTCTCCTGCGGGCGCGATGCTTAAACTAGTTGGTGTCCTTGATATGGACCAAGACTGGATTTGGTTTAACGGCGGTTGGGACACTGTTACGTTTTATACAAACGGTGGTTTACAACGTCGTAAAGCTCCAGATGGAAAAGAATTTTATGAGAAGCGTGCAACGACTGGGTATGTATATATCCTCGATCACGTTCTTGAAGGCGACCTTGCAGTTAAGGCACCTTTCAAGCATGGCATCATGCACTCAATTCCTAACTACTAATCATTAGTAAAAGTATGGCCTGTACTTTAACGGTACGGGCCTTTTAGTAAAGGGAATGTGAATGTCTGGTGTGAATTTAATTCTTAAGGACATTAATGATCAGTATGTTCGGGAGAATTTTTTTCGCCTGACGAAGTTTATTAATGATCAAGTTTTCTTCGAGGGGAATTTTGAATTCTTCGAAGTTGATATTCAGACAGCCAACTCCAACTTCAAAGTAAAACACAGTTTAAAGTTTATACCGCAAGATGTGTTTTTCTTTGCAGTTGAGGGCGACCATAATTTTCATTTTAAATATCA